TTAAACAATGTCCAAAATCAATCCCCTCTATGAGAAATGAGATGTAAAGTATTTCCGAAAGGAACACATCAAGAGGATGGAGCTTGTATGAGAACAGCCGACAAGCTATCATGCATTCTACAGCAGACTCAGAAAGTGAATGAGCCTAAGAGAAGCTATTTATACTCCTAGTAATACCAAGATGGTAAGAAACAGATACAACATGAAACCTAAAAGATGATGGAGTAAATTCAAATCCAATCTCCGCTTGTTACGAATCAGCTTTATTTCTTTCTTTAGATAGTATGAGACAATGCCAACTATGTTGAAAAGAGTTCCCCACTAAATGACCTAAAAAGTATTGCCTAAAATGTCGCAACAAAGTCAGCAAACAGCAACAAGCGAAACGGAGAGCTGAACATAAACACTAATCAGATTTATTTCTTTTTCTTTTCCTATGCGAACTTTACGAGAACTATTACTGATATATAAACCTCTTTGTAGAAAGAGATTACAACATTTAATTGATTTAAAGATTAAATCCAAAGATGCCTAAGACTAAGCTTGATTACGTAGCTTTAAAGAAAGAATTTATGGCTTCAGAAGCTGTAGAAGTCAAGGGATTTTTTCTATCCAACAACCTCCCTTATAACAGGCAAACTAGGGAAAATACTAAATGATGGAGTAAAGAAAAGAAAGAGCTAAAAGCAAAAGCAACAGAGAAAGCTATTAAGCAAGTTTGAAACAAACTAGCAAAACAACTAGAGCCAAGCACAGAGTTTTTACTTTGAAACATAGCAAAAGCAATAGAGCTAACGAAAGTGAAACTAGATCAGATGGAAGCCAAAGGGAATATTAATGTCAAAGATTTAAACACTATCCGATGAATGAATCGTATTCAGAACTGACAACCAACTACTTATGTAAAGGAAGAAAGCGATGTAAATCAGAATATCAGGATAGAGTGAATCCACATAGTCATGTGAGGAAATCCTATTGACAGTAAAGAAAATGATAAAAATAATGCTTAATAGTTCAGAACTAAGAAAAGGCAAAGTTGTTCCGTAGGGGAAACGCAAACAGAAAAGGTGGTCAGATTTTATTTCTAACAAAATGTCAAGGAATGCCAAGAGCTGTAATTGCAGATACAATAGAAGTAGTGCAAAGGCAGTATAAAGATGCTGAGACTGTGCTGTGTGAGTTTATCTCGCTACAGGAATATGACATAGAAGAATGAAAGATGCCAACCTATAAAGATTTCAATCTACAAGAGTTCCATGACTTTGTGACAGATAAGATAGAAGCTTTAGATCCAATTATAAACAAGAAAAGATGACCTTACAAAACCAAGCAAGAATAAAAGAAATCTACGAGTATCTGAAATCAGATTTAAAAAGATGTATCAGATACCATAGAAGAAATCAACCTGAATTAGTTAAGGAGTATTTTTGAACAGACCAACGAGATAAGATAAACGACCAACTGCAAGTAATCTGTAAACCTTTCTCTCCTATCCAAAAGATACAGATTGAGAGGTTAATATCAGACTTACATATTTTTTATTCTGTAAACAATAACCCATGATTGAAGAAATCAAAAAAGAGCTTGAAGCAAAAATCAAAGAGCTTGAGCGAAAAAACAATCTCAGAAGCTTAGAGATGATTGAGTGGATTAAATGACTTCAGAAAAAACTAGAAGTAAAAGAAGAAGTTAAACAAGAGCCAATCAAAGTTGAGCTTAAAGAGGAAGTAGAAGAAAAGAAACCTGCTCCTAAAAAGAAAATCGTTTTTAAAAAGAAGTAAAAGATGTTTGTAGAGTTTAAAGCAACACCTAAACAATACGAAGCTTTACAGTATTTCAGAGATGATATAACTACTGAAATCTGATTTGGATGAGCTGCATGATGAAGTAAATCATGGCTAGGATGTTTTGCTATTTGGTCAGCTTGTTATGAATATCCTTGATCTAGGCGAGTAATCTGAAGAAAGGAGCTTGTAAATCTTAGAAGAACTACATTAGCGACTTACTACAAGATTATGGATTACTACAAAATCCCTGAACTAGATAGAGGAAATTTAAACAGCCAAACAAATACAATCAAATTCCCTAACTGAAGTGAAATAATTTTACTTGATTGTGCAGCACAACCATCCGATCCTGAATGGACTAGGTTTTGAAGTCTTGAGCTTACATGAGCTTTTATAGATGAAGCTAACGAAGTAGATGCTAAAGGTATTGAGATGTTAAAAACTCGTATCTGAAGGCAGAATACTTTTGTTATAAACTGAAAGACAATAAAGAAGCATCCAAAATTCCTAGAGTGTTTTAACCCAAACAAATGACATGTTTATAACGATTATTACCTACCACGAAAAGCTTGAACTTTACCACCTTATAGAAAATTTGTAAGAGCTACAGCATGAGATAACCCTTACTTGCCACCTGAATACATTACACAGCTAGAGAGAGCTGATGAGATAACAAAGCAAAGACTGTTATACTGAAACTTTGATTATGACGATACACCTTGAAAACTATTCAGGCGAGATGAGATTTCAGATTTATTTACTGCCAATGTTCCATCTAGTGAAGAAACTTACATTACTTGCGATGTTGCTAGGCTCTGAGATGACATGACTGTTATTGTAGTGCGAAAAGGATTAGAAGCTGTAGAGATAAAAAGCTACAACTGAAGAACTACAGACCAAACTGTAGAAACTATCAGAGAGCTTGAAAGATATTACAACTGCAGGAGATCAAATATTTGTATAGATTCAGACTGAGTATGATGATGAGTATGCGACCATCTAAGATGATGTGTAAATTTTATGAATAATTGAACTCCTATAGTTCAAAAGGATGAGCTAAGGAATTATGCTAACCTTAAAACACAATGCTACTTTAAACTCAAATACCTTATGGAGAAAAGGGAAATCAGAGTTAATACTTCTTGAGAGATAAAGGATAAGCTACAGAATGAGTTAGACAATATCCTAGTAAAAGATTTAGAATGAGAAAACAAAATCAGACTAGAAAGCAAGGAAGATATGAAAAAGAGATTATGACATTCTCCTGACTATGCAGATGCGATAATGATGAGAATGTATCGGACTTTAGGAAGACCTTACTCACCTGTTACACATACAGATGTGATAACAATAAATTTTGATGATATGTTATACTAATTTTTTTGTTGCATCTGAAATTTTCAGAATATAATACCTATTGAATTTATATCACATACTAAGCATGGATAAGTCAGCAATACTCATACAGATACAAAGAGAATATGCTTTATGATTGAACTATGTAAGACCTGCAAGGATTAGATACAGAGATAGAATTATGAAACGAAATCCACAGGCAACTAAATCTGCAAAGATTATCAATATCAACATGATATGAAACTACATAGATACTCTTATTGCATCATTCTTCACTAACTGAGTTAAATGTAAATTCATATCAAGACAATGATGGATATGAGAAGAAGAAGCTCAGAATTTAAATGCTGTTGCTGAGTTTGATGAAAGAGAAGGTGCTACTCAACAACTCAAATATCAAGTAGAACAAGATAGTCTTTTCTTCGGAGTATGAATACTCAACAAGACTTGATTTGACCATACAACAAAGACTAACACTTGGAAAGCTATCAATCCTCTTTCATGGATACCTGATCCATTACCAACTCAGACATGACAGTTTGACTGAAAGAATTATAGATTTCATGGATTTTGTATGCTAACAAATATTCATGATGTAAAAGATAAATACGATAAAGATGCTATCAATAGATGGTTTGCTAAACAGTACAACATGGAAGATAACCTAACTAGAGAAGCATATCAGAATAAAGCTTGAACTTGACCAATCATAGTAGATGAAATAGAAGATAACTTCGCTTTAGACATTTACACTCACTATACGATTGTAGATTGAAGAAAATGGAAGTTCGTTTTGAGTGCAGATATGACTGAGATATTTTATAAGGAAGAACTTAAACCTGTTACTAAAGAAGAAAAACTAGACCCAACATTGATACCACGACCTGTATTACTCAACTACTATGATCCTGTAAGATGAAATCCATTTGGAACTTCTATCTGTGATAAAGTTGAAGATAAACAGAATGCTAAATCTATCTTAGCAAATCTAAGTCTGATGAAAGCTAAGAGAGAGGCTACAGGTGGAGACTTCTTAGTAAAT